ATCCCCTACGGCCTCTGGCGGCTCGACCAGGCGCGCTCCGACGGCTACCTGCTCCTCGTCGAAGGCGAGAGCGACTGCCACACCCTTTGGTCCTGCGGCATCCCGGCCCTCGGCTTGCCGGGGGCCGACTCTTGGACGCCCGACTGGGCCGAGCTCCTCCAGGGCCTCACCCTCTACGCCTGGAAAGAGCCCGACGAGGGCGGCAGCCGTTTCGTCCGCTCCATCGGCCAATGCCTGCCCGAGCTGCGCGTCATCGCGCCGCCCGCCGGCCGGAAGGACGCCAGCCAGTGCCACGTCGCCGGCGACGATCTGCCGGCGCTCGTCGCGCAGCTCCGCCGGGAAGCGCAGCCCTGGGCCGAGTTCCACGCGGCCGAGCGCCTTGCCCAGGCCGCCCGCGCCGAGGCCGAGGCCGGCGCGCTCATCGACTCCCCCGACCTCCTGGCCGAGTTCGCCGCCCTCTGCCGCCAGATGGGCCTGGTCGGGGAAGAGCGCAACGCCCAAATCCTCCTCCTGGTGCTCACCTCGCGCCTCCTCGAACGGCCCGCCTGCGCCGTCGTGAAAGGGCCCTCGGGCGGCGGCAAGTCGTTCCTGGTGGAGACGGTCCTCAAGGCCTTTCCCGCCGAGGCCTACTACGCCCTCTCGGCCATGAGCGAGCGATCGCTGGCCTACAGCCGGGAGCCCCTCGCCCACCGCACCCTCGTCCTCTACGAGGCCGCCGGCCTGTCCGGCGGCATGGGCGTCTACCTGCTGCGCAGCCTCGTCACCGAGGGCCACATCAGGTACGAAACGGTCGAGCACACGCCCAAGGGCCTCGTGCCCCGGCTCATCGAGCGGGAGGGACCCACCGGCATCATCCTCACCACCACATCCGTCAGCCTCGATCCCGAGCTGGAGACCCGCCTGGTCAGCCTGACCGTGCGCGACGACCCCGAGCAGACCCGCGCCGTCTTTCGCGCGCTGGCCCAGCGGGCAAATGGGCACGCGGCGAAAGAGGCGGACCTGGCGCCCTGGTTGGCGCTGCAAAAGTGGCTGCAGCTGGCCGCGCCGCAGCGCGTGGTGGTGCCCTATGCGGCGCTCCTCGCCGAGGAGAGCCACCCGAACGCGGTGCGGCTGCGGCGCGATTTCGGCCTCGTCCTCTGCCTGGTGGAGGCGCACGCGCTCCTCCACCAGCGCCGGCGCGAGACCTTGGGCGATGCCATCGTCGCCACCGTGGATGACTACCGCGCCGTGCACGGCCTGGTGGCGGACCTGGTCCGCGAGGGCGTGCTGGTCGCCGTCAGCCCTGCCATCCGCCGCACCGTCGAGGCCCTCGTCTCGCTCTACCACGGCACGCCCGTCGGCCTTCGCGCGCTCGCTGCCAGCCTCGAGATGGATGTGTCCTCGGTCTCGCGCCGCGTCAAGGCCGCGCGCCGGGCCGGCTGGATCCTCAACCTCGAGACGCGCCCCTCCCAGCCCGCACTCCTCGTGCCCGGCGATCCCCTCCCGCAGGAGGTGCGCGTCCTGCCCGACCCCGAAAGCCTGGCTGGCCCCCTCCTCCCCCCCCCTCTCTCTCCCTCCGAAAACGCTGCAACAGTGCAACAGTCGGCCTCTCCTGGGGCAGGTAACGTCCTATCTTGAAAGGCAGAACATCCGTGCTAAACTGGTCTCATGAATGCACCGCCTTTCCAAGCCGGCGCTCCCGCTCAAACCGGTGCCAGTCTCCTGTCTCGCCTCCGCAGCCTCTGGCCCAGGCGAGCGCAGCTCTCCTCGCTTCGGGCCCAGGTGGACGACTCACCCGGCTGGTCCCGCTTCTCCGCCGCCGCCTCCAACGAGCGCGACGCCGCCGAGATCCAGGACCTCTACCAGGACGCCCTCACCGCCTGGCGCAAGAACCCCATCGCCAAGCGCATCATTGACGTCACCACGGACTACTGCCTCGGCGACGGCCTGACCCCCACCGCGCGCGGCCAGGCCGGCACCTGGATGCACGACTTCTGGACCCATCCCAAGAACAATATGCCCGTCCGCATGCACGAGCTCTCCGACGAGCTCGCCAGGGCAGGCGACCTCTTCCTCACCCTCCACCGCAACCCCGACGACGGCATGTCCTACGTCCGCCCCATCCCCAAGGACCGCATCATCCGTATCGAGACCCTCCCCAACGATTGGGAGACCGAGATCTGCTACGTCGAGAGCCGCGACAACGAAGAGATCCCCTGGCCATCGCCCAGCCACCCCGGCGCCGAAACCGCCCCCGCCGTCATGCTCCACTACCGCGTCAACGGCGTGGTCGGCGCCATGCTAGGCGAGTCCGACCTGGCGACCCTCGTCCCCTGGCTCCAGCGCTACAGCCGCATGCTCGAGGACCGCGTCCGCCTCAACTGGGCCCTCAAGGCCTTCCTCTGGCTCGTCACCGTTCCCAACAACGCCGTCACCGCCAAGCGCGAGCAGTACCGCACCCCGCCCGAGGGCGGCTCGATCATCGTCAAAGAGCCCTCCGAGACATGGGAGGCAGTCACCCCCAACCTCCACGCCTTCGACGCCCAGTATGACCTGCAGGCCGTGCGCGGCATCATCGACGCCGGCTCCGGCTTCCCGCCCCACTGGCGCGGCGAGGCGACCGACGTCAACCTCGCCACCGCCACCGCCATGGAGCGCGCCGCCAGCCGCCACCTCCGCCGCCGGCAGCTCTACCTGCGCTACCTCGTCATCGACCTCGTCTACCAGGCCCACCTGCGCGCCTGGGAGATCCGCCGCACGCACGCCAAGCCGCGCCGCGAGGCGATCCGCTGCGACACCACCGACCTCTCGCGCCAGGACAACGAGACCCTCGCCCGCTCCGCCCAGCTCCTCTCCGGCGCCATTGCGGGCCTCGTCGCAATCACTGGCCAACCCAACGACGCCATGCGCCGCAAGGCTGCCGAGCTGGTCCTCCGCTTCGCCGGCGAAGAAGCCCCGCCCGACCTCCTCGACGAGCTGACCGCGGACTACCAACCCAATGCACAACGCACAACGCCGACCGCACAAGGACAAGGCAATGAGGAAGCCGCTTCCACCAACTGAGCATTCTGCGCAGAGCAATCTGAATTCGCCCGCCGACGACTCGCGGCTCTCGCTAAACACCCCGCTGACCCTCTCGCGGGACACCACCCGTCCCCGCGAGTACCGCGCCCGCCTCATCCGCGCCGGCCGCATCCGCTACGCCGACAACACGCCCGGGCCCTTCACAATTCCGGCTGAGGCAATCATGGCCGCCGTCGCGCGCGGGCAGTTCAACGCGATCCCCACCTTCATCGACCACACGGGCCTCTTCGAGAACCCCTCGCTGCGCAACCTCGCCGGTTACGTCACCGAGGCCTCCTGGAACGACGCCGACCAGACGGCCGAGGGGACGATCCGGCTCCTCGAAAACGAGCCCGGCCAGACCGTGACCACGCTCTTTGACCAGCTGCTGGCCGACCGCGACGCCGGCCGGCATATGCCGGACATCGGGCTATCCCTTGTCTTCTGGCCCCGCTGGCGGCCAAGGGACAACGACGCTGAGCCCCTGGAGCTGGCCGAGTTCCGGCACATCGAGTCCGTTGACTTTGTCTTTCAGCCGGCCGCCGACGGCCGAGTTATTCAGGCGCTGCGCGCCATCCAGGAGGGCGGCCGCGCGGCAGCCGCCACCCCAGATTCAAACGAAAGGACAGACCCCATGTCAGAAGAAACGCCCGACCTCGCGATCCCGCCGCCCGCAATCCCGAGCCCTGACTCGGACCTCCCCAATCCAAAATCCGAAATCCAGAATCCAAAATCCCAGGACTGGACTCAGGCTCTCCAGGAGGCCGCCTGCGAGGCCCTCATCGCCGCCTCCGGCCTCCCCGCCGCCGCGCAGGCCTTCCTCCGCGCCGGCCGCTTCGGGACCCCCGCCGACCTCCGCGCCGCGATCGACGCCCAGCGCGACCTCGTCGCCCAGCTCCACGCCGACCAGGTCGTCCAGGTCGGCGGCACCCCGCCCCGTGGCAGCCACGTATCGCTCGGGCCCACCTCGGTCGAGCAGATCGGCTCCGCCTTCGAGGCGCTCCTTGCCGGCCGCAACCCGCCCGCCGGCGTCGCGCCCCTCTCCGGCATACGCGAGCTTTACCACCTCCTCTCCGGCGACTACGAGCTTACCGGCGTCTTCCAGCCCGAGCGAGTGCGCTTCGCCAACGTCACCACCAGCACCATGGCCGCCCTCGTCGCCAACGCGCTCAACAAGGTGGTCATGATCACCTTCCAGCAGTACCCCCAGTGGTGGGCGCCCCTCGTCACGCAGATGGACTTTGCCTCGCTCCAGCAGATCCGGTGGATCACCCTCGGCGGCGTCGGCGAGCTGCCCACCGTCCCCGAGGGCGGCGCCTACACCGAGCTCACCTGGGACGACAAGACCGAGACCGCCGACTTTGTGAAGAAAGGCGGCTACCTCGGCATCACCCTGGAGACCATCGACAAGGACGACACCGGCAAGGTCCGCTCCGCGCCCCGCGCCCTGGCGCAGGCAGCCTGGCTCACCCTCTCCAAGGCCATCGCCGGCATCTTCACCAACAACGCCGCCCTCTCCGACGGCTACGCCCTCTTCCACGCCGCGCAGCACGGCAACCTGGGCTCGTCCGCCCTCACCTGGACCGCCTACGTCGCCACCCGCGCCGCGATGATGAAACAGACCGAGCTCAACTCCGGTGAGCGCCTCTCGGCCCTCACCCGACCCTACTACCTGATCGTCCCCATCGACCTGGAGATGACCGCCCTTACGCTGCTGGCGAGCGAGGGCCGGCCCGGCACCGGCGACAACGACATCAACCCCCTCGCCGAGGGCGACACCCACGACGCGCTCCTCTCCTTCGCCCGCAGCCGCGTCGTCGTCTGCCCCATCTGGACCGACGCCACCGACTGGTACGCGGCGGCGCACCCCAGCCTATACCCGACCATCGGCCTCGGCTTCCGCTACGGCCGCACGCCCGAGATCTTCTCCGTCGCCAGCCCCACCGCCGGCCTCATGTTCTCCAACGACACCCTGCCGGTCAAGGTCCGCTTCTTCTACGCCACCGGCCCGATCGACTACCGCGGCCTCTACCGCCACACGGTAACAGGATAACGACCGACCGACCCTAAGGGTCTCCAAGACCCTTAGGGTCTGACACGAAAGGAGATACTCCCAATGCCCAGCGGCCAAATCACAACCCTCACCTGGCACATCCCCGGCACCCTCGCCGCGGACCTCGCCATCCGGCAAAAGATGCAATTCGACGCCCAGCTCATCCACGTCTCGGCCGTCGGCTCCAACGCCTACGCGGCCGGCCTGCAGATCGGCACCGCCAGCGACGCCGAGGCCTACCTGGTCAAGCGCAGCATCGGCACCAGCGGCATCCCGGTCGCCCTCACCCTCGCCAACTTTGTCAACGGCAGCTCCGGCGCCTACCCGCGCATCACCGCCGGCTCCGCCCTCTGCCTGGCGCTCGACTATGACTACAACGGCGGCGGCTCCGGCTCCGCCTCCGCCAACGTCACCATCACCCTGACCCTGCTGGTCGGGTAGCTGCAGACGGTGCGGTGCACCTCGCAGGTGCGCTGCACCTGGAGACGAGAGAAGACCAGAACCATGCCCGAACAGAACGACGCACCCGCAACAGCACCCATCGTCGATGGTCTCAGCGCCATTCTCCGCGAGCTCGCCGTCGACGTGCCCGTCTATCACGTCGAGGCAGACGACGACACCCTCGTCCTCTTCCTCTACGGCGGCCGCATCATTCGCAGCACGCGCCCGCCCGTTTCTCCGGCGGACGGGCCGTGTCAGCCTGGACCCTCCGCCGGCGTCGGCCTTGCTCAACCGGCGCCGGCGCGAGGGAAGAAAGGAAAGGCAACCAAATGCCCATCCTGATCCCGACCCATCACCCCATCGGCCTGGAGGCCTACCGCACCCTCGACCTCGGCGTTACCGGCCAGGTCGTCAAGGCCGCCCAAGGCCAGCTCTACGGCTGGTACATCGCCAACAACGCCGGCGCCGCCCGCTTTGTCAAGGTCTACGACAAGGCCACGGCCCCCACCCAAGCCGACACACCGGTCCTCACCCTCGAGCTGCCGGCGTCCGCGGCCGCCAACGCCTTCACCGCGCTCGGCATCGCCTTCCACAGCGGCATTGCCCTGCGTGCCACCACCGCCGTAGCCGACAACGACACCGGCGCACCGTCGGCCAACGACCTGGTCGTCAACGTGTTCTATGCCTGACCCCTTCGCCGAATCCGCCGGCCGCAACCTCCTCTGCCTCTCCGGAGTGGGGACCGGCTCCGTCGCCATTCCGCCCGACCCGCCGGGCGCCAAGCCCTTCGGCCTGGGCCTCTCGGCCGGCAGCCTCTACGTCGACCTCCACAACACCTACCCCACCACCTTCGCCTACTCAAACACCATCGGCAACCCCAAGCTCTACTACCCCGGCTGGGGAGCCAAGCTCCGCACCCTCATCGGCCTCACCCTCACCAGCCTCAGCAACATCGCCGCCTTGGCCGCAGCCGAAGCCGTGCCCTACGACTGCCTCGGCTACAACCTCGAGTCCAGCGGGGATCCCGGCGAGCTGGAAGACATCGCCGCCTCCTGCGCCGCCGCCAATGCCATCGCCACCGCTCACGGCAAGCCCCTCCTCGTCGGCCTCGGAGGCGCCCTCGCCGACGAGCGCGCAGCCGAGGTCCCCGCCTGCGCGGCCTCCGCCGACTACTGGCTCCTCCAGGGCCAGCGCCAGCAGGTCTACCCACCCCTCGGCCAGTACAAGACCGAGATCTCCGCCCGGCTCGACCTCGCCCTCTCCGGCAACCCATCTGTCCAGCTCATCGTCCAGGTCACCACCTGGAACGGCTGGCTCCTCACCTCCGAGCAGGTGCACGCCTTCGTCCAGGCCCTCGTCGACCTCGACCCCACCTACGCCTTCCACTCCGTCAACCTGGCCGACTTTCACGACCCCAACGCGCCCGCCATCATCGCCGGCGCCATGGCACTCTACTATGCCTGATCGTCCACAACGAAAGGACACCAACCCATGAAACGAATCTCGCTTCTAGCAGTCGCCCTCCTCCTGGTCCTGGTGACCACCCTGGCCGCCGCCCAGACCATGGACGACGTGACCCACTTCACCGGCCTCACCACCACCGCCGATATCACCGCCGGCGACGATGTCACCGTCACCGACGACCTCACCGTCGGCGGCGACTCCAACATCGACGGCGACCTCGCCGTCGACAACCTCGACGTCGGCGGCACCGCCTTCAACTCAGGCGGCACCCTCACCCTGTCCGACAACGCCCAGGTCACCGGCACCCTCGACGTCCTTGGCAACCTCGCCGACTCCGCCGGCACCTTCACGATCGACGACGCGGCCGCCGTCACCGGCGCCCTCACGGCCTCCGGCGTCGCCTACCTCGACGGGGGCATCGCCGACTCCGCCGGCACCCTCACCCTCTCCGACAACGCCCAGGTCACCGGCACGCTCGACCTGCTCGGCAACCTCGCCGATTCCGCCGGCACCTTCACCATCGACGACGCCACAGCCATCACCGGCGAGACCGCCATCGGCGGCGGCTACGGCTCCACCGGCTGCACCATCACTACCGCCGGCGCCCTCTCCTGCGACGCCGACCTCACCACCGCCGCCTCCCTCACCGGCGCCACGGCCGCCATCGGCGGCGGCTACGGCTCCACCGGCCTCTCCATCTCTGCAGCCGGCGCCCTCCAGACCGACGGCTTCGTCACCATCGGCCCCGCCGGCGGCGGCGCCCCCAAGCTGGAGGAATCCGGAACCCAGCTCAAGATCACCGCCACCGGCGGCATGGCCGTCTACAACGGCGCCACCAAGATCTGGGAGGCACTGCCCGGCAGCGACGCCAACGTAATCGCCGGCCAGGGCCACACCGTCACCACCTCGGCCGGCGTATCCATCGGTGGCGGGATCACCAACACCATCACCTCCGCCGACTACGCCAGCATCACCGGCGGCCAGCAAAACACCATCACCGGTGGCAAATGGTGCTTCATCGGCGGCGGCGTCGGGAATCACTGCAAAGCCGACTACGCCACCATCGCCGGCGGTGTCAACCACACCATCCCCATCACCGGCACCTACGCCTCCATCGTCGGCGGCAACTTCAACACCGCCTCCGGTTCCGGGTCCACGATCGTAGGCGGGTCCACCAACGTTGCGTCAGGTACCGCCTCCGTAGTCCTCGGCGGAGGGTTCAACAACGCCACCGCCGCAAACTCGCTCGCCGGCGCAGGGTCCTACAACGCCGCCACCGGAGCAGACGCCGTCGCCCTCGGAAACGGCAACACCGCCTCCGGAGCTGCGGCCATCTCGGCCGGCGGCGGCGGGAACAAGGCAACCGCGGCCGCAGCCGCAACCATCGGCGGAACCAGCAACACCGCCTCCGGCTCCAACTCGCTCGCCGCCGGCAACACCAGCACGGCCTCGGGCGCCACGTCCGTTGCCCTCGGCTTTGGCAACATCGCCTCCGGCGATGCCGCGGTCGCACTCGGTTCCAACGGCACGGCCTCGGGCGCCAACTCCCTTGCCCTCGGCTACGGAGGCCTCGCCTCCGGCAACTACTCCCTCGCCTTCGGCGACACGTCGCGGGCCACCGCCAACTACGCCCTGGCCGGCGGTCGAAACGCCACCGCCTCCCACCCCGGATCCTTCGTGTGGGCCGACGGTTCCTCCGGAGCCGGCTTCACGTCCGTCGCCACCGACACCCTCAACATCCGCTCATCCGGCGGCTCCTACATCACCACCGGAGCGAACAACTATCTCCAGGTCCTGACCGGCAACCTCAAAGTGGGCAACGGCACCCCCGACCTCACCCTCGACGGCGAGGACGCCTACATCGAGGGCACCCTCGAGGTGGGCGGGAGCGCCCATGCCTACATCGCAGTAACCCAGGTCACCACCAACACCGCCGTGGCCGTCGCGAGCAAGGGAACCTGGTACTACGCCTCAGGCGCCAACACCACCATCACCCTGCCAAGGTCGGTCACGGGCATTTCTTACTGCATCTACAACTACGCCGGCGACGACACCTACATCGACTTCGATTCCCACAACCAGGTGCACGTCCTCACCAACGCCGGCGGCGACCGGCTGTCCAACACCACCGCCGGCGACTCCATCTGCCTGCTGGCGATCAACGACACCTACTGGATCGCCACCCAACGCACCGGGACCTGGACCGATGCGGACTAGTATCCCCTGGTGCGGCGCACCTCTCCCCGGTGCGCTGCACCTCTCCCTGGTGAAGCGCACCTGAAAGGAGCCCCATGAACCTGAACGGCATCCCCATCCCCGCCGGCTACAACGGCATCGGCCTGCACGACACCCCCGGCGACACCGCCGCCGCCTGGGACTACCCCGAAGCCCAGGCCCACGCCAAGCTCCTCCTCGAGCACGGCGTCACCACCTACAAGCTACTCGCCGCCGGCAGCAGCAAGCTCCAACGCGCCCGCGCCTACGTCGAGGCCGGGATCGTGCCCGTCGTCCGCTTCTACGAGCACCAGCCCTGGGGCCGCGGCCACTTCGCCTGGGTCACCCCCTACGACCAGATGAAGCCCTACTACGACGTAGGGGTGAGACTTTTCGAGACCGCCGGCAACGAGACCAACATCGCCTCCGAGTGGGCCGACGGCCGCATCCCAACCGACCCCGCCGCCATCGCCCGCGAGGCCGTCGGCGCCTGGGCCGCCGCCCTCGTCCCCCAATCCCGCCTGCCCGGCTCCGCCGTCCTGCTCTCCTCCATGACCCCCGGCGGCAACGTCGACCACCGCGCCTGCTACCGCGAGATCGTCAAGGAAATCGCCCGCCGCGGCCTGCAGTCCGAGTGCCGGCACATCGCCGTGCACATCCGCAGCCACAACGTCCCGCCCGCCTTCCGCCTGGCCGACAACCCGACCATGACCATCTCGTGGGACGAGCACCGCTGGATCGTCGAAACCTTCGCCGCCGCCGGCATGCGCCCCTACCTGTGGAGCACCGAGTTCGGCCCCGCCCCCTTCGACGACCCGCCCTCCGGCTTCCCGCGGCTCCCGCTCGACCTGTGGGCCGAGTACGCCTGGGACGAGTTCCGCCGCATGGACCCCGCCCACCCCGGCGCCGCCCACCCCCAGCTCGCCGGCGTTCACCACTGGTTCGAGGCCGGCTGGGGCCACTCCGGCGCCTGGACCAAGGACTCGCTGCGCGACTCCCAGGACCCCCGCATCCCCACGCCGTCGCCCCTCTGGCTGCGCATGGCCCGCGAGGCCTCCGCCCTCCACTTCCAGCGCTACCCCGAGCCGGCCGGGCCCGGCGACCCGGGCACCGGCTTCCGCCTGGTCGACCTCGTCGGCCGGCTCCCCCTCCACGTCGCCCACCGCTACCCCTCGCGGCCGCGCGAGCGCGTCACCCTCGCCGTGCTCCACTACTCCTGGGTGACGCCACCCCTGCCCGACGACGCCCACGAGATCGCCCAGATCCGCTCCATCGCCCGCGGCCACATCCGCGCCGGCTGGCCCGGCATCGGCTACCACTACATCGTCGGCCCCTCCGGCACCGTCTACCGAGTCAACGCCCTGGAGACCATCTCCTGCCACGCCGGCAGCCAGCACAACGCGACCACCGCCGGCATCTGCTGCCTCCTCCGCGACAAGCCGCCCACCCGCACCCAGGTGCAAGCCACCGCCGCCCTGGTGCGCTCCCTCGGCCTTCCCGTCCGCCCGCACAGGGACCTCGTCCGCACCGCCTGCCCCGGCGCTCACCTCTGGCCGGCAGTGAAGGAGGCACTCGCATGAATATCTACGACCCCGCCGGCGTCCAACGCGACTGGGCCTGGCTCCGCGACACCTTCGGAGAGAGCATCCGCGTCGACACCCGGCCCAACCTCGCTGACACTGGCTGGGAAATCATCGAGCTCCGCGCCACCGAAGGCCCCTGCGTCCTCGTCGTGCAGGTCCTCGACCAGGAGGGCGCCCCCGTCTGCGGCATCGACGTCGCCCGCTGGTGGGCCGACCCCGACCTGCCGGCCCTCCCGCCGGACCTCGCCTACTGGCAGCCGCGCGGCGTCCACGGCTTCACCAACGCCGAGGGCACAATCGGCTTCGGCATGGGCTCCGGCGACGGCTACGACCCCTACTGGCCCCTCGACCAGCTCCCCGTCTCCGAGATCTGGACCGGCCCCAACTCCGACCGGATTCACGGCCTCGGCTGGGTCTGGGGCACCAACCACCTTCACATCAACGTCACATTCCGCCAGGCCCTCGCCGGCGACGATCCGCCCGGCGACACCACCATCAGCGACGAGCTAGAGGCCGTCGCGGGCCACCTCCTGACCCTCGCCCTGCTCTTCCGGGCAGTCTGAGCGGGGGCAAGAGCCATGAACGGCCCAGCGACACAACAACCGAGCCCTAACCATGCCTGACACCTACTCCGAGATCGAAGCCTCCATCGCCTCCGTCGACTACGGCTCCCTCGCCGCCCTCACCGCCTCCGCGCTCGGCGACCCGTCCTACGCCACCTGGACCCTCGACCAGCTCAAGGAGTGGGTCCTCGAGGCTGCCAGGGACTACGGCGCCCACTTCCAGCGCGTCGCGTCCACGACGATCACCTGCACCACCGGCACCCGCGAGTACGCCCTGCCCACCGACGCCTCCTGGGTGCAGCGCGTCGAGCACCCCACCGGCCGCGTGCCCCCCGCCTACCTCACGCGCTACAACCGCAACAAGACCGACTTCACCGACACCGACGACCGCTTCGACTGGTCCATCGACGGCACTCAGGGAGCCGGCACCGCCAAGGTCTGGATCTCCCGCACCCCCGCCGCCGGCGACTACATCGACGTCCTCTACACCGGCTACTGGTGGAGCCCCTCCGGCACCTCCTACGTCCTCCGCATGCGCGAGCCGCACTACCCGCTCCTCATCAAGTACGCCGCCTGGCGCGCCTACCACGAGCGCTGGACCCACGCCCTGCTGGAGAGCCTCACCATCCACTACGACGAGGTCATCGACCCGGAGTTCCCCGGCGTCACGCGCGACGCCTACACCTTCGCCACCGACCGCGCCGCCCGCTGGCACGAAGCCGCCCAGCTCGCCCGCCAGACCTACGACGAGGCCCTCGCCCTCGCCAAGGCTGAACTCGCCGTCTCCAACCTCGCCCGCTGGGAGATGTCCGGTGTCGATGTCATCTACTAGCGGCGGGCCACGGACCATGGACCAAACATCCCTATCACAGGACCAAACAACCGAAAGGAGAATCCCATGCAGCCCCTAGAGCCCTTTCTTGCCGTGCTGTTCCTCGCCTTCCTCGCCGAAGGCCTCACCGAGTACCTCGCCAGGCCGATCATCCAGGGCCTGAGCAACGCCGAGCCTGCCGACCCGGCCGAGCCCTACGAAAAGCCGCTCTGGCTCCGCTACATCGCCTGCCTCGTCGGCGTTGGCCTTGCCCTCGCCTTCAAGGCCGACCTCTTCGCCGCCGTCGGCCTCGCCGCCGTCAACCCTTGGATCGCCTACGTGCTCACCGGCATCCTCGCCGGCCGCGGCAGCAACTACATCCACGACCTGATCGACACCTGGCGGAGCCCGGCAGCGGCCTCGCCCTCCGGGAGAGGGTAGGGTGAGGGCCGTGCACCCGACACTCTACCGGCTCGGCTTTGCGATCCTGCGCCACGTCGCCGACGTGGGCGCGCCTGCCGCACCTAGCTATTGTGAGGAGCCATGCCAGCTCGCTGCACCGCCACCACCGGCCGCGGCCCCTGCCGCGCCTGGGCCGTCCGGGGCGCCGACCCGCCCCTCTGCGCCGCGCACGCCGGGCGCAACGCCGCCACCCAGGCGGAAAACCAGAACGCGCTCAAGGCCGGCTTCTACTCCGGGGCGCTGACCGACGAGGAGCTCGCCGACCTGGCCGTCCTGGGCGACGACGCCACTCTCACCGAGGAGATTGGCGCCGTCCGGGTGGTCGTGCGTCGCGTGCTGACCACCATGGAGGCGTCCGTCGAGCCGGCCCTGGCGGCTTGTCTCTTTGACGGCACGCGCACCGTCGCCAGGCTCCTGCGCGACCGCAAGGCCATCTCCGGGGAGGCCGCCGACGCCCTTTGCTCGGCCATCGACCAGGCCATCCAGGAGTTCGTCACCGAGGCAGGTCTCAACCCATGAGCACAGGAGCCGACCGGCTCAAGGCCACCGTCCGCCGCCTCCGCTTCGCCGGGGGGGTGGGGGGCTCGCCCCCCACAAACACCCAGGATGGGGGCCGGTCTCCCGACCGCCCCCCCCTCCGCCCCGAGCCTACCAGCGCCTTCGAGGTCGCGATCGCCCAGCGCCTCAAAGACCTGGAGGAAGAGATCGACCGCATGCGCGCCCAGCTCAACTGGCTCTTCCTCTTCATCGTCGCCGCCGCACTCACCAACGTCGTGGTCTCGATCCTGAAATGAGGGCCCCTGCTTTCCCGTCGGCGAAGGAAGCCGCGCGCAGGCTGATCTCGGACATCACGATTTTCAGCCGGGCCGTCATCCGGCTGCCCCTGCGGCCCTACCAGATCGGGCCGTTGAACGCCATCCTCGAATCCATCTTCTGCCGCCACGGCCGCGAATTCCTGCTGGTCTTTCCCCGCCAGTCAGGCAAAAACGAGGCTGTCGCCCAGCTCCTTGTCTATCTCCTCAACGTCTACCGGCACTACGACCGCACCATCGTGTACGCCGCCCTCGGCGACACGCGCGAGATGGGCCTCGCCCGGCTCGACTCTCGCCTGGAGAACGTCTGGAACGCGGGCCACTGGGTCAAGCACGCCGACCCCGACCGGCGCCTGCTGGGCAAGTGCTCCGTCGTCTTCCTCAGCACGCACTCCACGGCCGTGGCGCGCGGCCAGACGGCGCACCACCTCCTCGTGATCGACGAGGCCCAGGATCAGGACCCCGCGCGTATCGAGTCCGTCTTCACCCCCATGCGCGCCGCCAACAACGCCACCGCCGTCTACATCGGCACGGTCAAGAGCACGAGCGACTTTCTCTGGCAGAAGAAGCGGCAGCTGGAGCAGCTCGAGCGGGAGGACGGAGCCCGCCGCGTCTTCCTGGTGACGCCCGAGCAGGTGTCGGCGGAGAACCCCGACTATGCCCGTTTCCTGGCCCACCAGGTTGCCCGGTACGGCCGCCACCACCCGATCATCGCCAGCGAGTACTTCCTCGAGCCGATCGACGGCACGGGCGGCCTCTTTGACGCCCGCCGCCGCACGCTCCTGCACGGCAGCCACCCCCGCCAGCAATCTCCCACTCCGGGCCGCCTCTACGTCGCGACGCTCGACCTCGCCGGCGAGGATGAGGGCGCCACCGACCCGATCGCCAAGCTGAAGAACCCCGCCCGCGACTACACCGCCTGCACCATGTTCGAGGTGGTCTTCCCGCCTGCCGGCGCGACCGCGCCGGGCCCCACCTACCGCGCCGTGGACATCTTCCTCGACCACGGCAGCCGGCACTTTGGCTCCAGGTGCGATGCGCCTGAATCGTCCATCGCCCATGGTCCATCGTCCCTCGTCGACCGTCTCACCAGCTACCTCGCCCACTGGCAGGTCGCCCATCTCGTCGCCGACTCCACCGGCGTTGGTCAGGGCGTCGTCAGCCACCTCCGCGCCCACCTCGGCGAGCACCGCGTCACCCCCTACGACTTTTCCAAGCCCAAGGCCAAGGCCCAGCTCGGCTCCGCCTTCCTCGCCCTCATCGAAACCAACCGCTTCAAGTACTGGTCTCCCGCTCAGGGAGAGGGCTGGGGTGAGGGTACGGTCCCCACCGACGGCTACCCCCTCTCAGACGAGTGGTGGTTCTACCAACAAGCCGCCGCCTGCAGCTACGAAGTCCCGCCCGAAGGCACCCTCGACGCCAACCTCCGCTGGGGCGTCCCCGCCAGCCACCGCACCCAAACACCCGTCGGCCCCCAGCCCACCCACGACGACCGCCTCATCAGCGCCGCCCTCGTCGCCGAAGTCGACCGCCTCATCCGCGAGGGCAAGCTCCTCCTCGGCTCGGCCCGCTCCGAGGTCATCGCGACCGGCGACCCGGTGGGGCGGCCTGTATACTAGCGAGCCTCGCCACGCTCCCTGCTCTCATCGTCCGTTCTCCACCCTCCTGCCCTGTTGCGCCCAACTCCCCTCGTTTGCCCCGTGGACCGCTCCGTGGTATACTGCCCACGCCAAACGACAGAGCCCCTGGACCCCAAGGTCAGGGATGCCGGACTTGTCGCCGACAAGGAAGGCCTATGGCGCTTCCGGATCGGCGACTTCAGGCCGCTCCAGCGGCCGCACGACGCAAAGGACGAGGTAGTCTTGATCTCCTTCGTGGCTCGAGGAAGTTCCTATGGTGACTAGATTGGCCCCGCCGAACAGCGCTATCCAACCCCTTCGGCGCCTCACCCAGGCCGAGCTCGACCGCTTCCTGGAAGGCGCGGCCAACATCCTTCGCGGAAACGTCGACCACTCCGAATTCCGCGGCTATGTCTTCGCGCTGCTCTTCTTCAAGCGCATCAGCGATGTCTACCAGGAGGAGGTCCGCAAGCTCATAGCCCGGATCCGCGACGAAAAGCTAGCCCGCGACCCGCGCATGCACAACTTCATCGTCCCGGACACCTTCCTCTGGGAAGAGATCGCCCGCACCGCTCCGGGCCAGCTTGGCACCCGCCTCAACGAGGCAATGATCGCCATAGAACGCGCCAATCAGCCCAGGTTCGACGGCATCCTCACCAACAAGATCGATTTCAACAAGCAGGACGAGCTGCCCCGCGAAAAACTCGTCAACCTCATCAACCACTTCAGCAGCCAGCCCTTCGACCACGCCCACGTCTCCGACGACCTCTTCGGCAACGCCTACGAGTACCTCATCTACAGCTTCGCCAGCAAGGCCGGCAAGAGAGCCGGCGAGATCTATACTCCCCAAATGGTCGCCTACCTGATGTCCGAGATCGTCGAACCCGCCCCCGGCGACTCCATCTGCGACTGGGCCAGTGGTTCCGCCGGCCTCCTTCTCCAGTGCCGCCGCTACGTCCGCGACCGGGGCGGCGACCCCAACCAGCTCTTCCTCTACGCCCAGGAAAGCAACGTCTCGACGTACAACATCTCCCGCATCAACATGATCCTGCACGGCGTCCGCACCTGGTACCCCGCCCGAGAGGACAGCCTCCGCGCACCCTGCCACCTCGACGACGGCCGTCAGCTCAAGCGCTTCGACCGCATCCTCATGAATCCGCCCTTCTCGCTGGAGGACTGGGGCTACGACGATTTCCTGGCTCGCGACCCGTTCGATCGCTTCACCTATGGCATTCCGCCCCGCGACAGCGGCGACTATGCCTGGCTCCAGCACGTAGTCAAGTCCCTGGACGACGACGGCCGCGCCATCGTTGTCATGTCCCAGGGTGTCCTCTTTCGCGGTCAGCCCGAGCTCACCGAAGAGGAAGACGGCCAGAAGCGCAAGGCAGACGCCGAGTACGTGATACGCGAGGGCTTTGTCAAGGCCGACCTCATCGAGTGCGTCATCGTGCTGCCCGCCAAGCTCTTCTACGGCAACAATGTCCCCGCCTGCCTCATTGTCCTCAACAAGCGCAAGCCGCCAGCCCGCAAGGACAAGATCCTCATGATCTGGGCCTCGCGCCACTACCAGGACGCCAACCCGCAAAACCTGCTGCGCCCTTCCGACCTGATGCGGATTCTAGTCCCCTGGCGCGCTTTTGGTGACCTGGCCCTCGCCCGAGAACTTGTCCCTCAGCACGAGCAGCGCCTCATCGACCGCGAGGAGGCCGACCGCGCTCGTCGCCTCCAGGACATCGAGGAGGCCTATGCGCCTCTCCTGGAGCCGCTCGCCGGCTGTCGGGAGGAGCTGGCGCTGCTAGAATCCGGTGATTTCAAGGCCTGGGACACCGCCCCCGACGCGGGCCATCCTGTATTCGGTCACTTGCTTGCCTTGCGGCAGGAGCTCGGGCGCGCCGCAGCTCCCCTGCTCGACGGTCCGCAGGCCGACCCCGCACCACGCGCCCGCGAGGCTGTCACCGCAGAGCTCCGCGCTGCCACGGCCGGCGCCAAGAGGGCCTACGTCGACAGGCTCAAGCATCTCCGGCGCGAGGTCAAGAGCCTGGACAAGCGCCTGGCCGAGCGGGATGCTGCCGAACAGGAGGTCCACGCCAAGGCCGACCGCGAGATCTCCCACCTCAGGGAGGCGGCTGCCAACCTGCTTCGCATCTGCTCCGATCCCGAGGAGGCGCAACGCTGCTTCGCCGTCGCAGCGCGACCCGAGATCGAGGAGAACGAGTTCAACCTCAACCTGCCCCGCTACGTCGACACCTTCGAGCCGGAGGAAAGCAAAAACATACCTGATGCCCTCGTCGCCCTCAACGCAGCCTCGCGCGCGACCCGCGATTCGCTAGAGGATCTCGCCGATGTGCTCCGAGCTGCAGGGATTGCACTGGAGGACAGCAGTGCCGACTAGACCCTGGGTCGGCTACCGGCGGCCGAAGCCTGGGGACATCCCAGATGGCTGGACCGCGTGCCGCCTCCGCGACCTAGCCTCCTTTCGCGCGGGTGGCCGCCTCGGCCTCACGATGGCCGACTTCACGGAGACTGGCTATCCGGCCTTCTCGGCTGAAGGCCAAGTTGGTCTTCTCCCGATGCCCGAGTTCGAAGGACCGGCTGTGATCGTCTCGTCCATTGGTGCACAGTGCGGCAAATGCTTCTACGCGCCAGGCGCGTTCGCCACACTTGCGAACGTGCAAGTCATTTTCCCCGATGCCGGTGAGGCCAAAGCCTACTACCTCTGGAACCTGCTTAATGCCGAATCCTTCTGGCCCAGAGCTCAGACCGCTCAGCCCTTCATTCGGCCCTCAGATATCAAGAAGGCATGGGTTGTCCTACCACCCGAGCGCGAGATGCGCGACGTGTCTCATCTCTTCGCCGCCGTCGACGAAGCCATCGCTCGCACCCGCGACGAGCTCCAGGCCGCCCGCCGCCTAAAGACCGCCCTTATGCAGCATCTTTTTACCAGAGGTTTGCCCGGGCGGCACACGTGTCTCTCGACCACCAAGCGGCTCACCGCACCCGCCACGTGGCAGGTCGTGCGTCTGGAGCAACTTGCCGGCATAAGATCGGGCTTCACTATGGGACGAGACCTCGCTGGGTACGAACGCGTGACCCTGCCCTACTTGACAGTGGTCAACGTCCAAGAAGGCTACTTCGATCTCGCTGAGATCTCCACCGCAGAGGTCAAGTCGTCTGAGCTCGAAGCAGTCACTCTTCGCCCCGGTGACGTTCTGGTCACCGAAGGAGGCGATCGCGACAAGCTCGGACGTGGCGGGATCTGGGAGGGCCAGATCGAGCCCTGCGCCTACCAGAACCACATCTTCCGGATCCGCTTCCGCGACGAGACATACAGCGCGAGGCTCTTCCACTTTCTGCTCCAGGCCCAAGGCACCAAACGCTACTTCTTCGCACACGCCAAGCAGACCAGCAACCTCTGCACGATAAACTCACGAGAGCTGCACAGATTCCCCGTCGCCGTCCCCGATCCCGACGAGCAGGCTGAGATGCTCCAGGTGCTCGAATCGAGCGAGACAGCAATCCGGTCTCTCCAACAGCTCGATCTGGCGTTGGCTAGCATCAAGACCTCCCTCCTCCAGAATCTCCTCACTGGCAAAGTCCGAGTACGCCCGGAGGCCCTATCATGACCATCTGTGAGTTCACCTCAGTCGAGAAGCCTATCATCCAGGCGCTGACTTCGCCTGCCCTTGGCTGGACCTACGAGCCAGGCGACCAGGTCACCGCCCACTACCGCAACGGCGACGAGCAGGAGATGCTCCTCCTCCCCATTCTGCGCCGCAAGCTACGGGAGCTCAATCCGACCGTCATCACCTCCGACGAGCGCGCCGACCGCATTCTCACGACCCTCCGCGGCCTGCGTGACAACCAGGAGTGGCTCCGCTGGCTCCGCAACGAGAAAACCCACCAGTTCGCCCCCGACGAAAAGAGCCAGACCATCCGCCTCGTCGCCTACGACGACCCGGACGCCAACGACTTTCTCGCCACCAACCAGCTCTGGATCCAGGGTGTGGAGCGCCGCCGGCCCGACATCCTCCTTTTCCTGAACGGCGTCCCCATTGTAGACATCGAAGCCAAGACCGCTGCCCGCGGCCGCATCGACTGGGCCCAAGGCGCAAAGCAGACCGGGCGCTACGACGCCGAGATCCCCAACCTCTATTACTCCAACTGCTTCTGCGTCGGCGTGAACGAGCTGCGCATGCTCTACGGCGTCCCCGGCGCCCGGCTCCAATTCTGGCAGCAGTGGCGCGACCCGGCTCCCCACACCCAGATCCCGGCTGCCGATGAGATGAACTGCACCCTCTACGGCCTCTTCGACCGTGGCAACCTCCTCGACCTCATCCAGAATTACCTCCTCTTCGACACCGAAGAGGGCCGCACCGTAAAGAAGGTCGCCCGCTACCAGCAGTTCCGCGCCGCCAACGAGATCGTAGCGCGTGCTCTTGAACTCAAACAGCCGGCCAAGTGGCGCCGCGGCATCGTCTGGCACACGCAGGGCTCGGGCAAGAGCCTCACCATGATCTTCGCCGCCCGCAAGCTCTGGAACCATCCCGCCCTCACCCAGCCCACCATCGTTATCGTCGTCGACCGCCTCCAGCTACTTGACCAGATGCTCGGTAACCTCTTCGGCACCAACACCGAAAACGTCACAGAAGCCCACACCATCGCCGACCTGGCACGGCTTATCCGGGCCGAGCATCGGGGTATCATCCTTACGACCGTGAATCGATTCGAGGGCATGCAAGCACGCCTCTCTTCCCGCCAGAACATCATCCTGCTCGCCGATGAAGCGCACCGCAGCCAGGAGGGCGACCTGGGCATCTTCATGCGCAGCGCCCTGCCCAACGCCTCCCTCTTTGGCTTCACCGGCACGCCCATCGAGCTGGACGATCACAACACGCCACGAGCCTTCGGCCGGGAGGTGGCACCCGACCGCTTCGAGCGCTACATGGACCGCTACTCCATCACCGACTCAATCCGCGACCGCCAGACCGTGCCCATCCGCTACGAAGTCCGCATGACCGACTGGACCGTCGCCTCTGCCGACCTCGACGTCAAGTTCGAGGAGATCTTCGCCGACCGCTCTCCTGAGGAGCGCGCCCATCTCCAGCATGAGGCCAGGCTCGACGCCATCCTCAAGCACCCCCGCCGCATCGCCCAGGTCAGCCAGGACGTCGCCGACCACTTTGTGCAGCACGTCCGACCCAACGCGTTCAAGGCGATGGTAGTCTGCCGCGACAAGGAGGCTTGCGCCCTCTACAAGTCGGCCCTCGACAGCCTCCTGGCCCCCGAGGTCTCACTGGTGGTCGTCTCCCAGGACCCGGTCCGGGATCCTCCCGCGCTTCAGGCACACTACCTGAGCGACGCCGACCGGCGCCAGGCTCTCGACGACTTCAAGAAGCCCGCGCCGCAGGACCAGGACGAGCGTGACGACCCTGGCAATCGCTTCCGGCGCGTCGAGATCCTCATCGTCTGCGATATGCTCCTCACCGGGTTCGATGCCCCCATTCTCCAGGTCATGTACCTCGACAAGGGCATGCGCGACCATACCCTTCTCCAGGCCATCGCCCGCGTCAACCGCCCGCACACCGAGCTCAAGGAGCACGGTCTCATCTTCGACTACTTTGGCATCTTCGAGGACCTAAACGCGGCGCTCAACTACGACAGGGCGGAGCTCGGCGACGTCGCTTTCCCCTTCCGCCGGCTTCGCGAGATGTTCGGGGAGCAGATTGCCCGGCTCAGTGCAATCTTCGCTGGTATCGACCGCGGTGGCAGCCACCCGAGCCTCATACGGGCCATGGGCCTCCTCAGCGACGACACGGCGCAGCAGCAGCACTTCGAGAAGCTCTTTCGCGACGTCCGCATCCTCTTCGAGTCACTCCAGCCCGACGAGTTCCTCCAGTCCCACCTCGACGAGTACGAATGGCTCTGCAAGCTCTTCATGCTGTACCGGAAAAAGTTCTATCCGCTCGAGCACTTTGAGATCACCGAAGAGGACGGCGCCAAGACGCGCCAGCTCATCCGCGAGCACGTAGACGTCCAGGCGTTGCAGACCGATTTCCCCTCCTACACCCTCGACGCGGACTATCTCACCAAGATCGAGTCGATGAACCCCGACGAGAAGGCCATCGACATCGAGGGCCAGCTCGACGCCGAGCTACGCATTCGCCTTTCCGAGGACGAGGATGCCCGCCCGTTGAGCGAGCGCCTGAACCGCATCATCGAGCAGAAGCGCGCCGGAACCCTCGCCGGAATTGCCCTCCTCCGCGAGCTTGAGGAGCTCACCAAGCAGGTGGTCGAGATCTCCGAAGAGAGCCGCCGCCCGGTTGCCGATTCGATCGCCGCCGAGGTCCGCAAGCGCTGCCCCGACTTGGCTGCCGAGACGATCGCTCAAGTGGTCGATGGAATCGTTGCCAGGGCCGGCGAACTTTGCTTCGCCGGCTGGCTCAATCAGGCCGAGATGGACAAGGAGCTCTTCCGCGAGTTCACCATCCTCCTCGCCACCGACTACACCGACCTCGGCCTTCATGGCCAGGACCAGGACTTTGTCGACCGCTGCATCCGCCTCCTGAAGAAAGCGCGCTTCAGCGCGGACCCGCCAGGTTAG